CGCTTTAATTATTAATGATTTTTTGCCTTTAGATTTATTTCAAAAAATAGTTAATTTTAAATACGACGCTTCTTTTGATTCACATTTAAAATGGGAAAAATATCTTTATCAAGACAATCAGGACATTACCACTATGAAAAATATTAAGTTTTCTAATAAATTAGGTTTTATAGAAAAAGAAAAAATAAAAACAATTGATCCTATTTTTGAAGATTTTTTACAAATTATAATAAAATGTTCTTTTATCCCTTATCAAAAAAAATCAAGTCTTGTGTGTTCATACTATGAATATGATAAGTTTTCAGGGATTAATTGGCATAATGATGGTGACTATACGTTAAATTATTCTTTTTATATTCACGATGAGTGGAATGAAAATTGGGGAGGTGAGACGTTAATAAATACAGGAAGAGGGCTTCCGCTCTCTACAAGTCCAAATCCCAATTCTTTATTAGCAATAAAAAACGGTGTAAAACATAAAGTTAATTGTGTAATAGGTCCTAAAAAAAGAAAAGTTATACAAGTAAGGGGAATGTTTTACGAATAATTAGGATCGTAGTCTTTCCATGTTTCATTTGCAGTAGCTGTTCCCGCATTTGCCGCATTAGTATGAGCTGTTTTTGCAGCTTCAATCTGTCCTTTTCTTGTTTCTGCCCAAGTTAATAAATTAGCGACTGTAGTTGATCCATAAGCGGTGTCAGAAGTAGCATTTAAATTTGTATTACCAGTCATATTACCAGTTGAGGCATCTTTACTTTGCACCTCATTTTGTCCAATTAAATCATTCCAAATAATAAAGTGAACTGTATCTGGAACTGTAGGCATTGAGTTCCCTTTATCTGCCCATTCAATTATATAATTTTCATCTATTATTATCTTTTCTTTGTTTGCTATTACAATTTGAGTTGCCATCAATATCTCCTAATGTTTGATAATATAGTTAACCACCACAAAAGGTGAGAATGAATTTGTACCTGCCGCTGTGACAGATCCAGTTAAACTTGTTGTAATATTACCTGTTAGCGTTCCAGATAAAGTATGTGAGTGAGTATGACCTGTGCCTGAACCTTCATTTTTAACAGAGCTTCCACCACCTGCTGCCTGCACCCCATCGCCAGTATTCCATCGATCAGTATTACTATAACCAGTAAACCCTCTTTGATATGAAGTAGATTGTAAACTATAATTGTTGCCAGGGTTTGGACTCGCTACATCAGCAACACTGAAATCGTGTCTATGAGAAGCTAATTGTGCAGTTGTTAAAGATGTATTTGAAATAGAACCTGTAATAGTTACCGATTGGTTTGTAGCATTTGTAGCCGCTTGGTTATTGGTCACCGCAACGGTAATCGTATTTGCACCGCCAGTTCCTGCTAAGTTATATGTATTACCATCATAACCTTGTGGCATTTTACCTTGTAATTGAGGAACGTTGAAAGTTGTTGATCCATCACCAGATCCATAAGTTGTAGAAATTACAGCGAATAAATCTGCATAAGTTGATCTTGATACAGCACCTCCATTACATAATAAGTATCCATCTGGTGCTGTAGTTTTAGTCCAAGGCTTGATTGCGCCTACTTCACTTCTGTTTACTATATCTTGTAAATTAGCCATAATTAATCGTTATACTTTAATCTCCAACCATTGTCACTGTCATTGTACACCAACGCAAATCCAGCCCCATTAGTTGATACTGTTAAATCTGAAGTAGCTCCTTGTATCTTTTGAGAGTTACGACCTACTGTTAAATTTTCTGCACCGAAAGTTCCTTCAGCATCAATAAATTTTACTTGATCACCAATTGAAGGTGAAGCAGGTAGAGTTATTGTAAAAGCACCACCAGATGTATCTGCAAAAATATTATCTCCTGCTGACGCAGTGTAAGTTCCAGTTTTTTTAATCCATGACTCACCTAAACCTGCTAAAGTAAAAATATCATACCAATTAGTTCCGTCAGTTGCTACTAATCTATATTTACCATTTGCTACAGTAAGAGTATTACCACTAGCTCCTAGTCTTGCTGAAATATCTGCACCACCAGAAATGTTATTATAAATACCATAAGTTTTTTGTGTAGCTGGAAACTGTAAAGTGTGAGTTGTAGAAACTGTACCTGTTAAAATTAATTGACTTTGTCTTGCTTCGTTGTTTGCTTGAGTTTGTGGACCATCGCCGTTTGTTAGCGTAGTTGAAGTTCCTGTTGTGATAGCTTTAGAATAAACACCCGCAATTGCGAATTCAAAAACTTGAGAGAAGTTATTATTCGTAATAGTGCCCCAAGTACCTGAATTTGCTCCTGTTGCTTGTAGCTCTATTCGTAAGCCTGTTGAATAAGTTGAACTCATTTAATCTCCTAATAAAGTTTTAGTAATTATTTTAAAGTTTGTCAAAACTTTTATGCGGCTTTATGGACTTCTGTCCAACTTATATCCGAGTTAGAATCATCTACAACAGACCAGAAAGTCCCTTGCAGAGTTCCAGTTGTACTTGTAGCAGAAACGCCAGTTAATGTAAAGCTTACATCTGTGCGAATATTTAATGTTCCAATGCTAGATGTAATAGAAACACTAGGTGCTTCGTAGCTGGTTTCTTGCGTTTCATCCCCTAAAGAAGCTGTCATTCCGATACCAGTAACAAATACTGATGTTCCAACAGTGCCAACAGCAGATGTCATCGCATTACCAGAAGGGAATACAACAAATTCTGGATCTGCTTCTAATGTGCCTAAAGAGACATCAAGTTGAGGTTCACTTGCAGCAACAACAGTTACTTGTGAATCACCTGATATTGAGAAAGTTCCTATTGATGAAGTAGTTGCAACTCCAGTTACAGATATGTTCTGATCAGTAGTAACTGTTTCTGTTCCTAAAGAAACTGATAAAGCTTGACCCGTCAGTGCTTGTGATATTCCAACAGCACCCCATTGTTGATCGCCCCAACCAATAGAACTGCCAGTATTAATGTCTGTGTCACGGTTCCAACCAGTTGTTTTTGTAACTGAGCTTGACTCGTCTCCTATAGAGGAAGTAAGAGCAATGCCAGTGACAGAAATATTTTGATCGGTTGTAACTGTCTCCGTGCCTAAAGAAGCAGTAAGAGCAATGCCAGTTGGATTGACTTGAGCGATACCTGTAGCAGTAAGAGTGCCTAACGCAGACGTTAAGCCAATACCAGTTACAGATATGTTCTGATCAGTCGCAACTGTCTCAGTACCGAGAGATGACGTGAGGCCATTACCTGTAACAGAAACAGGTGCTTGTTGGTTCCAGGCACCACTGCTCCAAGTTTGTCGGCCCCATCCTTGGATAGAGGCCATGAATTATCTCCTATGCTATTCTTAAAATTGCAGCGGTTGCTTCAGCAGCAGGGAACGTAATAGTAAATGTTCCTGAAGTTGAAGATTTAACCGCACCAAAATCGAGCACACAAACAGATGCATTTGTAGTTAAACCAGATACAGTTGAACTATTATAAATAACAGCAGCTTGTGCTGAAATAGTTGCACTTGTAAAAGATATATCACTAAAGTCACAAACAGCAGTGTCCGTAGATAGAGTAGGAGTAACAGATGTTAACGATCCTCCACCTTCAGAATATGTTCCTGAGTTTGCTACTTCATCAGTTTGTTGAAATGCAGTTGTTGATTTACTTAATGTTGCTTCGTTGTCGTATAACGCTAGTTTAAAAGTGTTCCCTGTCGTAGCCGTAAAATTGTGTAGGCCTTTAAGGATTTCCACTTTGAAACTGTTACATACAGCTTGAGTAATTGCCATAATAATCTCCTATGGGTTCCTTGATTCGAGAGGGATACGAATAACGCCGTCCCGAAATTCGTCTCTACGGTCACGCCCCATCTCATATCGGGCAAGAGCCTGTACAGACTGATTATACAGTTTATCGTAGTATTGTATCATATCCGCTGGACCTTTCAAGTATCCAAGTGCTTCTAAAATACAACCGTACAATAGCACGTTCGGAGCATTCTGACTTAACCAAGTTGATGTATTTGTACTTGTTAAACCATCAGGCTTGTACGTGTATGCGAGCTCTACAGTTAATGCAGCGTTCGGGGTTGGCGCTAGATAGTGTGTGTCTTGGTCCCACATCGCATAATATTTAGGCGTGCCAGCTCCAGCAGACGTTCTATCAGGTGCGTATTCATTCATAAACGAAATATCTTTTTGTATCAAGAAAGTTCTGTCATCAGATCCATCTATCAACTGCACATATCTCGTTGCCTCCCAATCAGCAGGGAGCGGTAAAAAAGGATTATTAACTGTTAGGGTTGCTGTGTCGTATTTTCTATAATAATTTAAATCTACTGTTCTTCTTATCTTATCTTCAATAGATTCAATAAAAGGTTGAATAACAGCGTTAGAAAGCACGTTTGTACTTGTTTCAGTATAATTTCTTACATTATCAGTTAAATCGGAATAATCGGTCATGATGTGCTCACTGTAACATTACCTGCACGGGAAATCAATTGTGTAGGTTTATTTGGCTGCTGTAAACTTAAAGGCATCATACTTTTTTGTGTCGAAGCATAAGCTACACCATTAGCATAAAAATTGGTAACGGGCATATCTAGTGTTTGAAATCCATTCACTGTTGTTCCAAAACCAGTGCTATCATAGGCAGCATCATCACCTGTTGATGGTCTAGACACAGTTCTTCCTGCATTAATAGAACCAGTATCACCGCCAACAAAAACTCTTGCATCAGCTCTCTGTGATCTTGCATACTGTAAAGATTGTGGATCATTAACTCTTGGTAAAGGTTCTAATTGAGGTTGTTTAGGTTCAAACTCACTAATGTGAACCCATGAACCGTTCCACTCTTGAACCATTTCATTGTAGGGAAATGCCATACCAGATCTATCTGATATTCGTTTTGCAAATTTACCAGACGCATATTTGCCCATTATTAAACTCCAGGTAAATAAGTTTTAGGTGTTAAAAATAAACTTGTTCTTTCACCGTCTTGAGCTGCGGCTCTTTGAAACTCATCTTCATAAATTTGTTTTAATAATTGAATTCTATCTGGCGCTTTTTTCATCGCTATGTAATAAGCTAATCCAGCAGATAAACATGGAAGAAAACGAAAAGGAATCTCATTATTATTGGTGTAAGCACCCGAATCCTTCATCCGAAGAAGAGCATAATATTTTAGAGTGTACGCTGTATCGGCTGCAGGATATAGATATAGTCTTGGGTTTATCGTACGTTCAAAGTAGTATTGACTTGGTCTTCCGCTGGTCGTTTTAACAGTATAATTAAAATATGTTGATCTACTAATTGATGTTGCAGAATAATCATTATTACTACTATCTGATATAACAACATCAGTAATATCAATTATCTCTTGAGCAGCATTAGCGCCAGATCCAAATAAATCTGAACCAGTCAAGCTTGTCGTATTTTGTGGTAAAGTTTTTTCTTGTAATTGTATAGTCCAAAGATTTAATCCTCTGTTAGCCCATTCAGCTAACATAAGATTAAGAGAACGTCGTGCGGTTTTTAAATCGTATCCACTACGTACTTGTAAACCGCAACGTTCAAATGCTTCCTCTGCTATATCATCTATAGAGAGATCAAAGCTAGCTGTTGAAGAATAAGTTGGCACTTACTACTTCTTCATCATTCCGCCACCACGTTTCATGGCAACCATTTTTCCACCACCAGCTCTTTTCTTAACCATACTTCCACCGCCGGCTCTTTTCTTAACTGATCCGCCACCAGCCCTTTTTTTAACCATGCTTCCGCCACCAGCCCTTTTCTTGACCATGCTTCCGCCACCAGCTTTTTTCTTAACTTTAGATTTCTTTTTCTTTTTCTTTTTTACTGCCATAAGACCCTCCAAATAGCTTGTTATATTTTACTTCTCTCGATTTTACTACCTCATTATAGTATTCTTTGGGCCATTTATTATAGTAACCCATTCTGTGTAGTTTATCAGAAGCTTCCTGTAATTGCGAGAACTTTTGTACTAGCATCATAGAGTAAGAATACTTAGGATATGATATTGAATCATCATAATCACCACCAGGATTAACTAAAAATTCTTGTTCTTCTACTGTAGCAGGGTCATCAGGGTGAAAACTCATAAAATATAAGTCCTTTAAATTATAAAAATTATTATATGCTTTGGTAGCATTCCCTAAATCTTCAGGTGAATAACTATGATAAGTATCACAAAATATTAATATTTCGTGTTTGTTCCAATCAAAAGAATCTAAAATAGTGTTTAAAGTTTTTTTATACCAAGACCCTTTTGGTTTTAATTCTATTCTTACTTTGTTAAGTTTCCAAGTGTTTTTAGCAAAAGGACATGCTGGCATTCCTCCCAAGTGTTCGTTACGAACCTCTAAAAAATGTTCAGACCATTTACGAACGTCTTGTTTTATTTCTTTTTCTAATTGCATCTTTACCCTTTCTAAATATACTAGCGACTTTTGATTTACCCATGACTTTCGCTCTTTGTTCACCAACTGTTAATATTTGAATTTTTCTAGCATAAGGTTTATTTATTCTTTTAACCTTTGCAACTGTTGACCTTGCATCTGAAGGTGTAGCAAATTTAATTGATACTGTGTCTTTTGGATTTTCATCCGTATATAATCTACGACCACTACCCTTTGGTTTTTTTCCCGTGCCTTTTTTAGGATCTTTTTTCTTGGTCATCTAACACCAATAAACTTCATACCTCTAACTGCCATGCCTCCCCCTGCAGCTTTAGCAAAAGTCCTAGCTCTATTTGGTTTTTTATCAGCTCTTCTCCCTCCTGCTTCCACTTTTTTCTTTCTAGAAACAGCACTAGCTTTTTGTCCCTTTGTCATACTTCTAGCTTTAGATGCAGGAACACACTTAGGATAATTTTTTCTTTTTTCTCCACCAGATCTACCACACTTAGGGTATGATCCATCAGATTTTTTATTGGCTATATCTACCCAATTTTCTTTTACCCACGCTCTTAGACCTTTCTTTGCCATTACCTGTTTTTAGTAACTTTTCTTTTGCTTTCCATGACCGCACCACACCCTCTTGCAATACCACCATTATTAAATTTAGAAACCTTTTTTCTCGCTTGTGAAAGTCTGTTCGATTCAAGGATTCCTCCATTAGCTTTTTTCTTTGGTTTCTTTTTTCCACCTGGTTTTATTTTTCCAGAACAAACGGCACTTGCATACATGTTAGCGTAAGCAGAAGGATAAACGTCAAATTTTCTTTTTGCTGCCGCTTTACCTTTAGCACATAGTTTACCCATTAGCCTTGACCTCTATATTTAACGTATTGACGTCTTTTGTTTTTATTCTTCGGCCTTGTGCGTGAAGAACGCCCTATACTAGTTCTTTTTTTGACTGGAGTAAAGTATTCGTTAGATGGTGTTTTAGCCATTATTTACGCTCTATAATCTTTTTTATTTTAAGCACACCTTCTGAGTCTGGCTCTAATTCTGCCACCACTCGACCACATTCATAGCGAATAA